CTATCGTATATTTCAGGGGTAACATAAGAAAGGGTAACAATAGGACTTTTGTTAATCTGGAAATTACGCATCTGAATGTAATTAGTAGGCAGATTGTAATTGCGCTGACTGGCGACCGTAGATGCCGTTTGTTTGGTTTCCATAGAGCGAAGACGCAAGGCTCTATTGAACCTTGCTTCCGCTAAAGAAATAAACTCAGGTATCCGATCTGTCAGATCATCCCTGTCTAACCAGTTTGCTACGGCGGTTTTTAACTCGTCGTAGGTGCTAATAGCCATTAGACGTTACGGGCTGAATAGAATATTTTTTGATTCAAGACTCTGTACCCGTTTGCCGTGTCAGTTTGTGCGCGTCCCGCGACACCAAATGCGTATAACCACATAATTAAACCCTCGTTGGCGTTGTTCTAAAATACTTATTATCAGGATCGTTTAGGTACTTCTTCATAAGATTATGATCTTTCTCTATAGCCCCATTTGTTTCTTTCATCCACTGAGTCCATACATTTAATGGGATTGAAGCCACTCTTACACCCTCCCCGCTTTTACCTGGGGTTAGCAAATCGCCATAGTTATTGTACGACTTCTTGTTCTCTTCCAGTATAGGCGCTGCATCCTGATAAGTGTTTACAGTAAACTCTTCTTCATCCACGCTCGAATGAAAAGTAGTATGTAACATATTAGGTTGTACTTTTTCAGTCATCTTAAATGATACCCCGCATCATTACCCTCAACAATCTTATTCATACGGGCTTTTGTGTCAGAAAGTTTTTCCTGAAAAGTCATAGGCTTATCAGGCTTACTCTTTGGTTTAACAACCTTTCTTGGTTTTGAAGATTTAGCCATAAGTTATTTTCTTTTAGATGAGTCCTGTTTCATAGCGGCCTCAAGCCCTTTCTCTGCGTTTCCTTTTGATTTACTAGCCTTATCAGCAGCTACGCCTTTAGGGTTATCTGACCAACGTTCACTACCTTTTTTCATGCTATTACTCCCTTCTACCAACCATAGACATCTTTGCCAACCTTCTTAACTTGTGCGTCTATAGCATTGTCTACACTTCCATTATGCAACGTATGCCCTATAGCACCATCTACCCCAGGCCCATACTTTTTAAGCTTAGGCTCCCCCTCTGCGTAAGGCGGAGGATTCATGTCAGGGCCGATAGCTGTTGCAGTTCCTTTACTTGGAGGTTGTCCAATGTGTGCCATCTTATTTCTCCTGTAAGGCAAAGCCCCCCGAAGGGGGCTAAACCAAGACTAGTTAGATTGCGCTCTTCAACTGGCCACTTCCGTTGCCATTTTTAGCTCGCAAACCGTACTCAGCAATCAAAAGCTGTTTCACACTGTCGCCAGATTTGGCAAGAGTTTCTGTACGGAAAGGACGCAGATAATCAACCGACCACAGGTCAAAGTCCACGAAATCAACATTGGTAGCGGGGATGAACCGATCAGGCACAACCTTGAACGTACCAAAGTCCGTAACAAGAACATCGACAGCATTTACGGCGGTAATATTATCTTTAGAGCCTATGTCATTTCTAGGCGCAGCGACCACAGCACCACCAACACTGGAACTACTGATGGTACCTTTTACCGTACTATTACACAAAATAGTATCGGGGGTTCCACCTAAATTCCAGACACGCTCAGCAACATTGTTAATCAGAGCGATAGTGGTAGTCGTGTTCGCACCACCAGTTGCGGAGTTTGTCGTTCCATCTGGATAAGTTGAAGCACCACTATTAGTAATGCCAGCGCCAGTAGAAGCAGCAACAACATTTGACGTAGACGCGTCATTGGTTCCGACCCAAGTTGAAAAGGCAGCGGTTTCTCTAGCAGTACCAGAAGAACCAAGAACCTTGACCGTACCCTGGAGTAACATGTACTCCATATCACGCTTCATTTCTTTAGCGCGTTTTGCTAACTGATAAGCCTGAGTTGACTTCCTACCCGCAAAATCGACCGCTTCCGCAGTTCCTGAACTTTGGACCTGTGTGGCCGAAATTTGGGTGTAATTGGTCAAACGGCGTGGCTCGGTCGCAGCAGTAGAGGCATAATCATTACCCTCAATCTGCATGTTAGTAGCCGCAGTCTTCAACTCATCTGTCTGCCACTCAAACGTGGTGTTGTCAGCAGAACCACGACCACAACCGTTTAGAAACGGCGTGTCCATAGGACTGATGTTGTATATAATATTACTGAGGTCTTCCCTGATACCTATGGCACCATAGGTTTCCCTAGTATTTGTAGGAACTGCCATAGCATTTCCCTCCTTTAGTTAAATGTCTATAAAATCCTCTAGGAGTGCAGACGCATCATTTACATGGCCTGTATCCCGAAGACGTTTCATTGATTCAGCACGTTGTGCCTTCTTAGCATCTCTATTGTCTGTTCCACGCCCAGAACGTATCACACGGGGTTTATTCTTCACCTTCTTCTTGACAACTTCTGGAGAGGATGCCTTATCGTACTTCATGGCTTTGTAAAGCGTTAAGAAGTTACGATGATCCACAAGTCCTCGTATCTCTTCCGGGCTGTAGCCCTCCGAAATAGCGTAAGCCTTTAGTTCTTCTCCAAGAGCCTTCCTTTTGGGGGCTTCCCCCCACTCTGGTAGTATCTCCACAAGTCTACCCTGCTCCTCATGTACGAGCCTAGCGTGGGCTTCCTTCTCAGTTGCTTCGTGCATCTGTGCGGCTTGGGCCTGTTGGGTCTTGTATTGCTGTATGTGTGATTCGGCTTCCCTGTACTCATCACGCTTGGTGATGAATTCAAGAGGGTTCTCCTCCTTCAGTTTATTCCAATCTATACTGGCAAATTGATCCAACTGACCTATGGAACTTTGTACAGCAGATTCCAAAGAATTTATATAGTGCTGTCTTTCTGCCTGAATCCGCGCTACTTCGGAACTCCATTGTTCTTGGAGTGTCTCCATTTCACGCCGTTGTTGAGACAGTTCTTGGGTTTTTTTAGTATAATCTGATTGCCGCGAATATCCCTTTAGGAGTTCGTCAAGGGGTATTGTATGCTCTTCACCATTTACGGTGACTGCGTACAAATCCTCCACTTCCTCCTCGCTTTCATCAGCGTCCTCAGAGTCAACATCTTCTTCCTCCTCGGACTCCCCTTCCAATGATTCGTCTTCCTCTTCAGGTTGAGACTCTTCAACTTCAGTGGGTTCGACCTCCTCTTCCCTTGGTTTCTCCTCTTCGGATTCCATTAGTCCAAGCAGGGCTTCTTGCGCTTCTGTAACACTTCCTCCTAGCGCAGGTATTGGTTGTACGGCTGTTTGCGGGGCTTCTTGCGTATCCGCCATTTTAATTCTCCTATAAGTAAGGGTGTTGCTTTTCTAATACTTCGGCCATGTGTCCTGTCTCTACAATGGACCTTATATGGCCGTGTATCCTTTCTAGCAGCCTTATTGCTAACCAGATGGATTCTCTCGCATCTATGTCGTGGGAACCGCTATGCTCCCACTCGCTCAATAATTCTTTTCTTAATGTTTCAAATGACTCCACAAACAGCGGGTCATTCATCAGGGCTTTAGCCCTGCGTTCTCTTTCGTCAGGTGCCATACTTACTGCCTTATCAGTTTGTTTAGCTCTTTCTCTGCATTCAACTTTTTCTTTGCAGCACGCTTCTCGGCTAGTACCTTCCGAGGATGCTTGCCTCCCCCACCTGTAGGCCCAAGTTCAGGGGTAATCTCAAAAGTACGCTTACGCATAAGATTTCTCCTATGCTGGTTAGAGCCTTTATAAGGTCCAGTTTTTACGCGCTTACCCACTATGTGTCTCCTAAAGCTACGGCCCTATTTTGTTCTCGCTCAAGACTCAGTTCCTGTACCTTCAGTTGTGCATCTACTGCGTCCTTCTGGTACTCCTGCTGAATCTTCTGCATCTTCACCTGAACATCAGCAGCCTTTATTTCAAGTTCCTTCTGTTTAAGCTGCATATCCATCTGGGCCATTTGTTCTGCTGGAGATGGCCCTTCTGGTTGCGTTTGTTCAGGGTCAGTTAGGAAGTCCTGTACATTCTGGAAACCCATGTTCTTTAATAGAGCGGCTCCCATGTTGTACATATTCTTCTCACTGACTATCTTCAGCCCTCCCTTCATGGCTTCTCCGGCAAATTGAAGCATGGAGGTGAGGTGCATAAGCTGTTGGTCTTTATTTCCGTGTCCAAGGCCAACGGCTACGGTACAGTCCATCTTATCTCTCCACATGTCTGGGCGTACCGGAACCCATTCATTTCTCAACTTAACAACTCTTTCCTTGTCCTGGTTCTTCTGGAGGAGTTCGTAAATACAAAGCATTAAGTCCTTAACTCCCGTCTCTGCAAAGTTTCTTGCAATGAGTTCTACTCTGGACTGAGCAGCAGTCATTACAGAATTAACAGCAGTAGCAGTAGTATGAGAAGTAAGGGCATTATCGTTGAGTCCTTGAGAGTATTTGTTTACACCTGCGCGAGACTCTCGTATCCCATCAATGTATTCAAGCATCTGGAAGGAATAGGGTTCCAAGGAAGGCGTGGCTAGTGGGGTGATAGCATTCGGAGACTTAACTCTAACTACACCGCCCGGTCTTTGGGTCAGGAGGTCATCAAGATTTGCCTGTCCTTCCAGAACCGCATATCGGCCAAAGTTCTGGTTATACATGTTATCCATGAGGTTACGTAACAATGTACTCTTGATTAACTGTAAGTCCATAACAAGGTCTGCAACCGAAAGGCCAAAGAACTTGTGCGGAATCTTTACTGGGGTGATTGATACAAATGGAATCCGATCTATCTCTTCGTTAGCAAGGACAAGTGAACCCACGGTACAGACCTTCCTTAATTCTGTAATACCATCTCCATTGTAGTCTGTCCTGATGTAAGATTCATGAAGCCAATAAGTCCTTAACCCGTCTTCTCCATAGGTGTCATCTCCGCCCCATCCTTCCCAGTATTTGGCGGATTTGTCAAACATGTACCTTTCCAGCCTTTCCCCTGAGAAGGTTGCCATGTCATCCCCACCACCCTTCATATCCTCTACATCTAGGTTTTTATCAGGGTACATCTCGCGTAACTCAGAGAGAGTCTTTATCACCCTATGGCACACGAAACGAGAATCTTCAATAGTTTTTGATTCCCTAGATATCAGG